GACCAAGAAGTTCACCACTCTGACCGGCGTCATCCGCGAAGCCACGAACACGGCAAGCCGTTTGTACGAGTACGATGCGACGACGCTGCTAGAGTTGGATCTGGCAGTTTACGACCCTGATGAAACTCTGCCGCAGTATCGTCGCAGTTACCTCGCTGATCGTTGCAACAACGAGGAGGACAAGCCGGTAACGGTGATGGCGAAGATGCGCCACATCAACGCGACGAGCGTGAATGACTACCTCATTCCCCCGTGTCCAGACGCCATCAAGCTGATGGTCATGGCGATTCGCAAGGAGGAGAACGATTTGATTCAGGAAGCAGTGGCCTACGAAGCCAAAGCTGTTCAAGCTGTGCAGGAGCAGACGATGCAGTATTTGGGTGACGCTGTGGCAACCATCCGAATGGTCGGAGTCGGGTTGAATGGCGGAGGATTTTCGCAATGGTTCTGATAAAGGATAATTTATGGCAATAGGACTTGGAGCTGCAATTCTGGGTGGAGCGGGAATCTCCGCTGCCGGTAGTTTGCTCGGTGGGCTTTTCGGCGGACGCAAGCCGAAGGTGCCTGAGCTGAAGCCGATCAACTTCGAGCAGGAGCAGGCCAACGCTATCCGGCAAAACATCGCTTCTCTTGAGTCTGCCACTGAACTCGCCCAGAAGACGACCGCTGCCGAGCAATCTCAGCTTGAGTCTCAGCTTCGTCGTGCGATTCCTGGCTATGACCAGTTGATTCAACAGGCTGGAAAGACTATTGGCTCAAGATTGCGTGGCGAGGTTGATCAAGATGTTCAATCCCAGCTTCAACGATCCGCCGCTGGTCGGGCGGTTGGTGGAGGGTTTAAAGATGCGTCAGGCATTCGAACAAATTTGCTCGCTCGCGACTTTGGTCTGACAGCGATGCAGATTCAGAATCAGGGTCTTGCTCAAGCTCAGAACTTCATCCAGCAGCAGCGAGCATTTGGAATGGCCCAGCCGTTCTCGGTGAGCAGCATGTTCATCACACCCGCTCAACGGATCGGCGCGATTCAAGAACAGCAGGCCAGAATGTACGGGCGTGATTTGACTGCCGCTCAGGTGGCTGCTGCTCCGTCGCCGATGCAGCAGGCGGCGCAGACTGCGCTTACCAACTTTGGCGGTGTTGCCGGTGGCGCGCTGTCGCAGTACGGAATGTATCAGGGGTTGATGGCTGGCCAACGTGGGCCGTCACCATCGTACAATCCTCAGAACGATCCTGAGATTTATCCGAATCTTTATGCGCCGACTCCAACGAGGTCGGATATCACACCGCTTTCTACGAGTCTATTCCCGGAGTACGGCTCTTCAAACTACGGACGTTAATCTTATGGCCGACCAATCTCTTCAAGCATTTCAGCTAGGTGCAAGCCTGTTCGACCGCGCGCAGACGCAGGCGCGGATGATGGAGCAGTTTCAGCAGCAGACTGCTGAGTCTGTGCTGCAACGTCAGGGCATGGAGCTTCAGAACAAGATTCGAGACATGACTCTTGCTGATGCGATTGGTGAACAGAAAGCACAGGTTGAGGAATTTAATGCGTTTTCTGACCTCAGCAAACAGGTTGGAGATTACCTTGATAACCCTAGCGCAAAAGCAAAGTTTCCAGTCATCCCTGCCTTCAAGTCTAAACAATACCGACTTGAGGCGGACAAGATGCTCAACAATCTAGAGAAGTATTCTGCTCGTGCTGAACTCCTGAAAGCCAGAGACAGGGCGGAAGCTACTTCCAACACGCTGAGGGCATCGACGATAAACAAGGCAATCGATGCCGGAGCTTGGATAGGCTTCAATCAAGACGGAAGTCCTAACATCGACGTTCAGAAAATGAACGCCTATTATGAAAAATTAGGAACTTCAAAGATTGGTCAAACTGAAGCTAAAACCACCTCTATTCTTGGAAATCTCGATGTTTCAAGAGACAAAGTAAGAATTGCTGCATTAAATCTTGATAGGTTGAGAAGCGAAGGCGCGTCTAAAATCGACATCGACAAAGCGAGGCTTGAGTTTGATCAAGCTCTAAAAACCGAAGAAGCGTTGCTGAAAGAAAAGAGGTATCAGCTTGATGTTGAAACCAAGGGAAGACAGCTTGATATCAATCAGCAAAATGCCGATACAGCTAAAGCCAGAGCAGAGTCTGGAGGCAAACTACCCGCTCCGACCAAGCTCGATCTAGACGAACTTGAGTTTTCTGAGGCTGTTCTTAGTGGAATCAAACCTATGGAGCCTTACCTTGAACAGGACCTTTACGGTCCAACGTTTGATGCGAGAGTTGCCGCCGGATCGGCTTTTAATGCATTCAGTCCAGAACGAGAGTTAAATCAGCTTTATGTAAATATGAGCAGTGGTGCTATGTTTAAACGTGGCGGTAAGGCTCTTACTAAACCTGAAATCACAAGAATCTCAACTTCAATCGGAAAGCCCACCGATACCGGATTTTCTGAACGAGTTCAGACATTTAAAGACCTTACAGCTCGCAACATAAAAGATCGTGTTGAGAAGTTAAGGCTTCAGGGTATTGATAAAAATCCTCAATACGGAGCCTACATCAACGAACTTGAACGGAAGGCTGATGAGATTTTGGGCGTTGAAACAGCCCCTCAACAGCAGTCTGAAATTCGGTCGTTTAACTCAATCGAAGAAGCTCAATCGGCAAATCTTCCAGTTGGAACCAGAATATCAGTCGGTGGAAGACCCGCAACCATCAAGTAAACACGAACATGGCTGAAATTGTTTTTGACGACGAGGTTCAGGTAACCCAGCAGCAACCTGTCGCACTTTCTACGCCGCAAGCTCCTCCGATGCGGAAACCTGAAGTTGTCTTTGAAGACGTTGGTTCGACCGCTGCATTGGACAAAGCGGTAACAAAGGCCGGACAGGTCGGCCAGCAACGATTTCAGTCTCAAGATCCGATTGTTCAGCAAGCTGATTTTTATCTTGGAAAAGACAGCGCGCGTAAGTTTCAGAAGTATGTTGCTGGAAACTACGAGCCTCTTGAGGACGAGGATTTCACGGACAAAGAAAGACAGTTTTTGGCTGACTTTGAGGGCAAGAGGGCAAGAAAAGTGGCTGCAAACACCGTCAGATACGGTGGGCCTTTAGCCCTTGGTTTTTTTCCTGGTGGACAAACTGTTGCTGGAGAGGTGCTTGGCAACATTGGTTTGGAACTGACTTCTCAGTTGTTAGAGCCTGAGAAAATGCGCCCTTTCCAGATTGCAGCATCCGGAGTTCCGACTCCAAGCATAGCCAAAGCAGGAACTGGAACTGGAGTTCGTCGGTTATTGACGAGCGAAACTGGAGTTCCGCAGCAGGCCACATTTGGAGCGCAAGCAAGGCGTGAGGCGACTGCTGGAGGATTGCAAGCTGGCGCGCAAGCTGGAGTTGAATCTCTTGGCGAAGATGTAAGCGGTGGCGAAATTGCATTGAGAGCGGCAATGGGAAGCGTTTTGTTTCCCGCCATATCAACTACGGTTCGAGGTGCTGGTGCTTTTGGAAGGGCTGTTTCTGGCGCACCTTCTGTCGGAAAATTCCCCGCTGCGTTTGCTGGTGAAATGCAGCGTCCGTTTACGCAGAAGTTTCTTCAGGATAGAGCTGACCTGATTAGGGCTGAGCTTGGTAATGCGTCTGGAATCGATCCTACGCTTGCGCGTCAGGTTGCTGACACGTTTTACAACCCATCGTTTTCAGGCTCCTCGCCTCAAGACATCGAGAACTTCAGGGACACGGTTCAGTCGTTTTTGGAGCAGTCCGTTATTCAGGGACGCAGGTCTGGTCTTTCGGGTGATGACCTGACTCAAGCGATTGTTGGCGAACTTGGAAGGTTTTCCGGCAAAACCGATGTCAACCCTGCCGTGGTTGAATCCGTTGTTCGACAAGCCGATGCACTTACCGAACAAGCCACCCGCAAGGTCGATGAGTCGCTAAGGAAGACTGCCGGATTCAAGGACGAGCGAAATCGCCGTGCGCTTGCTTTTGCTCGTCGGGCTGAAGGTCGTCTTCAAAACGAAGCTCAGGATCTTCAAGATGAAATCGTGCGTCTAGGCAATCAGAGGGCGCAGCTTGGAGCTGAAGACGTTGCAAACAGGACCAGAATTGAAGGTCAAATCGCTGGCCTTCAGGATAGCGTCAAAAAAATCGAGCAGGGGTTTGATGAGCGGTTTGCCGCTGCCAAACCAGTGTCTGCGTTTGAAACAGGTCTGCTCGTTGGAGAGGCGGGAAACAAGGTTCGAAAGCAATTCGAAGACGCTCAAGAAGAGGGTTTTGCAAAAATTAGACCCGACCTGAAAGCGACAACTGTTCAGGTTGATCTTGGAAAGGTGGATAAAGATGGAAAACCGGTTCTTGAAAACAAGACCTTGGAAGACCTTCGGAAGCTGCGTTCTCAAATCTATCGCCTGTTCGATTTTAACGCTCCTGTTCAACAGGGGTTCTTTGAGAGTTGGGAAAAGCTCAACAAGATCAATGAGCAGATGACGGCAGCGTTTGATGCCAACCCAAAACTTCGGGATGATCTTGCCGAGCAAAACAAAAAATACGCCGAAGGAATTGCGCGTTTCAAAGGAGCGTACGTTGACAGAATCCTTCGCAGCATCGGTGAGGCTGGTGGCGCACCTGAATCTGTTTCAGCAATCGTTGGTCCTCGCGGAGGAACTACTCTTGCTGTTCTGAAGAACATGGCTGGCGACACTTGGGAAACCGATGTGAAACCGGCTCTTTCGGACTACATCTACAATCAGATTCGAGGTAAGAATCCCGTTGAGTTCCTGAACACGCTGACCGAGGCAAAGGCGGCGCGCGGAAAACTGTCCAAGGAAGTGGCAGACGAATTCTTCCCAGGCATTGGCCAAATTCAGGATGTCGCTTCGAAGTACACGTCGCTTATCAACGAGCAGGAAAAACTGACATCAAAGCTTACCGAGCTTACTAGCAACTCGGAGAAGCTTCAGCAGGATGTTTCAAACCGAATCACAGGATCTGAGAAGCGGCTTCAAGATAACCTGAAAGAGGTTGAGAGCGTAAAGGCCAAACTGGCCGACTTTCAGAAGAAGAACCTTGGTCGGGAGTTTAAGGGAGTTCTTGGTCAGCCTGCTGCGGATGTCGAGGCTCAGCAGGAAATCATCTCACTGCTGGCTGACATCAAGTCCAAGGCTAAAAAAGGAGTCATCATTGAGGATGATGTCTTGAAGCAAATCGCTTCAAACCCAGACGCATCATCGATGCTTAGGGAGCTGAACGATTACGTCACCGAGCAAGCTAAGACTGCCACTGATTTCCAGCAGGTTGTTAATTCGGCAATCAGGGGTGGTGAGCTTTATGGAAACATCCCCGCCGGAAACATTGTGGATTTCTTGAAGTCCAAGGGTGGAGGTGTTTATCCGGTTAAGAGGGCTGAAGAGTTCACCAAGATCCTCAAATCGAATCGACCTGATCTTTTGGCCGACGCCCAGAACATCGTTCTTGGTAGAATCGTCAAAGACTCTCTGGTTGACGGCAAGAAGTCCATCGATACGGCGAAGATGAAGGCGCTGATTGCTGGCGGTGAAAAGCCGGGAGAATACAACGCCTTGGTCAACGAGTTGTTTGGCGCTGGTGGTGTGGACAAAATCTCAACCATTGCCGATCAATTGGCCACGGCATCAAAGGAAAGCGGCAATCTAGTTTCAAAGTCGATCATTCCAACCCTAGCGACAGGGGCTGCTTACTTGGCAACTGGAAGCCCAGCCGCAGCCGGTGTTGTTGGGGGAGGTATTCTTGGTTTTATGGGACGCAGGATGATTTTTAACGCAATTGGAAATTCCGGTGAATCTGCGGTCGGAAAAATGTTGCAGTCGCCTACATACGTCAAAACCGTTACCGCTCCGATTGATCAGCTTACCAAGGAGCAGATCGACTTGTTCAATCGAAACTGGTCGAGAATGCTCAAGCTCGAAACAGATAGAGCAATGATGCAGATGGAAGAAAATCAATCTGAAGAGAAGCAGCTTCAGGAAATGCGCCGTCAAGCTCGTCGCCGCGACTAATGAAAACCTCCCTCTCCAAAAAAGGTAACACCTACAAGGGGCGTAAGGTGACGCTGAACAAGCCCTTCTACACTCCTGGCGAGCGGAAGAAGAGCGCGGTGTACGTCAAGAATCCGGCTGGCAAGGTTGTCATCGTCCGGTTCGGCGATCCGAACATGGAAATCAAACGCGACAATCCTGAGCGTCGTAAGAATTTCCGCGCGCGGCATAACTGCGATACAGCGAAAGATCCTACCAAACCCAGAACGTGGTCGTGCAAAGCATGGTAATTTTATGGACAAGATGAAACTTGGCGGTGGCGGTCGTTACGAGAAGCTGATCGGCAGTCTTGAGAAGAAAGGCGTGAAAGATCCGAAGGCTTTGGCGAGCTACCTTGGCCGCAAAAAATACGGCAAGGCGAAGTTCCAATCGCTTGCCGCTAAAGGTCGTCGCCGCGCCGAGCGTGAGAAGGCTAACGCTTAGGATATCGTCCTTTGGAGTACGGTTTCTTAACCGACTCCTTATCCACGACGAACTTCTCAGGCTCCGCGTAGTTCCATGAGATGTCGCCGCCCGTACCACGCTGGATCATAATCGATCCGGTGACTTTTCCGTCCTTATCCGTCATGCCGGAACGGTCAGCTCGTTTCGCCATGCCGAGCATGAACTTGCGCGGATTGTTGAATCCAACCTCCTTCATCACAATCACCTCTCTCGCCCAGTTCGTTAGATCCGACGATCCAAATCCTGAGTAGGCCAAATCTGCCACGCTCTCCGGTTTGTCGTCCTTACCCTTCGGCTTCGGGAAGTGATGGACGAGTACCAGGACAACACCTGTCTCCATCATAATCGGCTGGAGCAGATGCCGCGTGAAGTTCGCGCAGACCTCGATATCCGCAGGATTGCCGCCCATGTAGGAGAGCAGCGGATCGATGTAAACCACGTCAGCCTTGGTCTTGCGAACGAGACGGCGGAGCATTGTGGCGAAGTCTGTTCCGGTTCGAACCGTTTCGCGGAAGAAGAGCATGTCAACACTCCGCAATCCTCGCTCCCAGTTCTCCTTTCCAAACGTCATCTGAGCTGCACCCTTGAGTGCGTCATGCTGATCGGCGATGTCGTTTTCCGCCTGGATGTAAGCCACTTTTAACGCCCGGACTGGCTTTACGCCAAACCACGCTTCACCGGACGCCCACTTCATCCCCTGATACGCGGCCATTGAGCTTTTGCCGCAACCACTTTGGCCTACGAAGAGAAGCGATGAACCACGACGTAGCCACCTGTCGCCGATCAGATTGTCAGGATCATTCTTCGGGTCGTACTCGATGATGCTATCGAGCGAGAACTCCTGAGGCATGTCCTGCGACTCCAGATAGTCCGTGAACGCATCCCAGTTCACGACACCCACATTGATGGCCAACAGCTTCTGCTCATTGCCATCGCGCATCACACCGGCCAACCGGCTGAACCTGCTCGCGTTCTTGTTCTTTGGGTCGATGCCGAGAGCTTCTAACTGGCGATAGACGACATCACGACGCTCGTTCCATTCCTCCTTGTTCGCCGCATCGACGCGCACCCAGCCGTGCAAGCTCTTGCCGCCGGAATCGATGACGACGGACATCGGTAGCTTCGACTCCTTGAGGATCGTCCATTGCTCGTCCTTGGTCTTCTCGTCCATCTCGACCAGCACATGGCGGAACGCTGCCACGCCGGAATCAGAACCACTCTCATCGAAGCACGGGTTGACGCGGACGTATGCGCCACGGCTGTCAGGACCGTTCCACATAGCGCTGATGGGCGGCGTGAAATGGTTCTTAATCCATTCGTCGCGCTTGAGGAATGTACCCTTGGAGTTTGGTCGAGTCCGACCTTCGTCGTCGCTTACGATGTCATTGCAGATGCAGACAACTTCATCTGGTTCAAAGCAGGCTTTTAAGAAATCTATGGTTGAAAATCGAAAGTCCGATTGCGGAA